AGATTGACGCCGACATCTACTTCTGGAAGAAGTGGAGAGAGCACAATAAGACGATCTACCAGGCCAATCACATCAAGTTGGGTCATCTTCAGGTCGTCTCAACCTGGCCGACAAATGACTGGCAGATCAAGCATCAGTACTTGAATGATTGGGCGGAGAACGGCAAGCCGAAGGAGTGTAAGATCGATGAAGATTAAGCTCTTAAAGCCGTGGGGCCTTGCCAATCCTGGCGACGTGATCAACCCACCGCCAGGCGTGGCCCAGCTCCTTATCGAGCGCGGCATTGCTGAGCTGTATGAAGGTGAGGAGCAGGGCTTTGCTGGCCGATGGAACAAGCGGGTGGCATACCCGCCGACCCCGGCAGTGACGAAAGGACGACATGGCCGCAAGTGATTATGTGACACTCGATCAGGTCAGAGCGTATGTGTACCAGTCGCAAGATGCCGACGAGGATTTGTTGATCCGCATCACGACCAGGGCGGCGCGGATCTTCGATGCGGCGTGTAGCCTGCCGGATGGGTACTTTGCCCAAGGGTCGAGCGGACAGACGGCCAGCATTCGCTATTACTGGGGCAATGGTACGGATTACCTCAAGATTGATCCGTACCTGCCAAGTCCCGCGCCTATCGTCACAATGCCGACAGGGTTTGCGGTGCTGAACTGGGTAGAGGTCAATCCGTACAAGAACAGCCAGCAAAATACGCCGGGTGAGTTCTTTTTGTCGCGGCGATACGGCGACGATTACAGCAGCTTTGCGGCCCTCAACGAGCGACGCGATTACTTCTTCGCGGAGTTCAGCAACCAGGTGGATTACGTGGGCTGGCCTGCTGGCATCAGAGTTGGCGTGACGGCCAAGTGGGGCTGGGATAAGACGCCGGAAGAGGTGCAAGAGGCCGTGCTCGAGACCATCGCCAATATCTGGCGCAGCAAGGACCAAGGCTTCGCGCGGGCCGTGGCTATCGATGGGATTGCCGTCATCAACCAGCCGCTACCACCGAGGGCGCAGATGATCGCGGATGGCTACAAGGCAGGAAGGGCGATGTTCGCATGAACTTCTCTGTAACCATTGATGGCGTGGAGCAGTCACGACGGGCATTCCAGTCGCTCAATGAGACTGTGCGTGACTTTCGCGAAGCGTGGCCAGAGATTCATATGTACTTTCTCCGGGCGACCCTCGAGGAGTTCGACGCGCAGGGGGCCAGAGGCGGAGCAGCGTGGCAGCCGCTATCAGAGCGATATGGCAAGTGGAAGGCGAAGCGGTATCCCGGCAAGCCAATCTTGGTCAGGACTGAGCGGCTCCGGCGGTCCTTCTCGCTTGCTGGCCAGAAAGGCGGCGATCAGATCTATGATGCTTTGCCAGAATCGCTCACCATTGGATCGGCGGTGCCTTATGCGAGGTTTCACCAGCGCGGGACAGCAAGAATGGCAGCACGGCCAATTCTGCAGCCTACGCAGCGCGACATAGACCGTATCGTCTCGAGGCTGTTTCGCTTTGCTGAGCGCGGGGCCAGAGATGCGGGCTTCCAGACGCAATCACGTGCACGTCTCACACCGGGGGCTGAGTAATGGCATACACGACTACGAGGTACAGCGCAGAGTTCGGACTTCGGATACTGGACAACATCCAAGCATTTCTCGAAGCGTCAACGGCCACCGCGATTGCGGAAATTGATGCAACACTGCGTGATTTTACGGACTTCCGGACGCCGACCCCGATCGTGCTAAACTTCCCCGCTCTGTTTGTTTCGACCAGCAATGAACAGCTGGAGCAGTCGGACGATGACTCGCATATCCGAGGCCGGATCGAGTTTTTCATCGACATCGCGGTGGATGGCGTCGACGCTTACACGCTTCAGCGGACCATCTTAAAATATACGCTTGCAGTTGACCGAGTGTTGCGCACGATGACCGTTGCCGACCTGCTGGGCGGTGTCACCACGTCGACGGTGACAGAGCCAGTGTGGGAAGTGACGGAGCATCAGTTCGGAATACTTCGGCAAAACGACACAATTTACCGTCTGGATTCTCGCATAATTCTGGCGGTGCAAATGTTGGAGAGATAACAATGACAGCACGTGAAAAAGCTATGACGATGACTCTTCCTCCGTTGCCGTGGACTCACGAGGCACTTGGTGAAGAGATGTATTGCACGATTGCGCGTGAGCTGGGTTACTTTGATCCGCGCAAAGAGAAGAAAGATTATCGACCCTCTCTTGATCCGACGCCGTTCAAGGATCTGATCAAGGCAACCTCAACGAAGAAGGAGAAATAACCATGGCCGGAACCGCAAAGAATTACGATGCAAATGAAATAATTCTCGGGCCTGCTGACGTGTGGCTTAATGTCGCGGTTCCGTCAGCGAGTGCGCGAATGACCCTTCACACTGACGGCACCCCGGATGATGTCGCCAATCCCAACGCCATCCATCTTGGTATGACTGTTGGTGGCACGACGTTCGAATATGTCCCCGAGATCCAGGACTTTTCATCGGATGAGCTGACCGCTCCGCACCTTTCGCGCATCATCACTGAAAGAGCCACGCTTAAAGGCGAGTTCCTGCAGGTGTTTAACTGGTCACTGCTCGAGAAGATGACCGTGGGCGGCACGAAAAACGTCAACACGAATACGTCTACCGGGTACGAAGAGTTGACCATCGGTGGACTCTCGACCATCAGCACGTTCAGCGTGGCCCTGATTGGTCAGGACATCAGCGGCAGTAGCCAGTGGTGGGTGGTCCAGCTCTATAAGACTTTCAACCGAGCTGGATTCAACTTCACCGTGACGCGTAAGGATCAGAGCCGCGCCCCATTTGAGTTCAACGGGCTGGCCATTACCACGCGTGCGACTGGCGACCAGATCGCGAACTTCTGGCATCAGGGCGCGGCGAACTAACAGCAATCATTGAGAGGCTACAATGAGAGCAAGTGAGTACAGACAGAAACGCCAGACAGTAGAGTTGACCGGAGAAATCACTCTACCGTCTGGCGCAGTGTTTACAATGCGACGTCCACCGCTTGATCTGTGGATGGCGGCTGGACGTATCCCGCAATCGTTCCTCCGCGCGATGCTCGAGGCGCAGCAGGGCGGCAGTAATGCCAACGTGCAATTCTCGCCAGAGGAGACGATCGAGGGATTGAACTTTCTGGCCGAAGCGGTGGTCTATTCTTGTGTAGAGCCACGGGTGGCAATCAAGTCTGACGACTCGGACGTGTTGCTGCTGTCCGAGCTTGAAGCTGAAGACTTTCGTTTCCTGACCGGCTGGGTGCAAGCAGGTAGCCCTGGCGTTCCGGTGAAGACTGAGACAGGGGAGGTGCAGCCCGAGAAGCTGCGCCGGTTTCGTCAGAAACGACCAGGGGGAGGCTTTGTTGGCGATAGCGATGACGGCGGCGAAGTTCGGAACGAGGCCGAGCCAGCTCTTGCGGCTGGATGATGCGGGAGTGGCATTCGACTTCGACAATGCCGCGGCGGTCAAGCTTCAACAGTGGGAAGATGAGCGGATGGCCGCAATGTGGGGTAACGGTGGTGAGAGGCAGGTAATACTCGATGGCGTTAGACCGTGACCAAGTAGGACTGCTCTTCAAAATCGATGTCAACTCGATGGACGCTCGGCAGCAGCTCGAGCTATTCCAAGGCGTCGTCCAGGGAATGGCCGCGGAGACCTCGGCGCAACTGTCACGAGTGGGGGACCGCTTTCGCCTGTTTGGTGATCAGGTCAGAAATACTGGTCAGCAGTTATCAAACACGTTTGGCGATGCGGCAAGAAATCAGCTTGCTGGATTTGTGGGGCAATTTGGTCTAATCGGTGATGCTGCGGCGGGAATGATCCCAAACTTGACCGGCAGCGCGGCGGCAATGGCTGGCGTAGCAGGTGCAGCGGTCGCGGTGACAGGCGCGTTGACCGCAGCCGCTCTACAAACAGCCAATTATGCGGGAGCATTAAACGACCTGGCCGACGTGAGCAATCTCGAGATTGATACGCTGCAAGGATTGAATGCAGGTGCTGCACTGGTTGGCGAATCGTTCGAGTCTCTTACTTCAACCACGGTTGTATTTCAGAAGCAAATTGAAGCCGCCAAAAAAGGCAACGAGGACATGGTGGCGACGTTTCGCGCACTTGGCGTAGATCTTAACGGATCTGTGGATCAAGCGTTTCGCCAGACCATCGAGCGGCTGGCCAGTCTCGAGGACGGGTCACAAAAGACCGCATTGGCTACAGAGCTGTTTGGCAAAAAAGGCATTGATCTCCTCAAGATAATGAAGGAGATGGATGGCTCTTACGCAAACCTGATTGATAAAGCAGACGAGTTCGGCGTCAAGTTGTCCAAAGAGCAGGTAGAGGCCGCTGACAAGTTTGGCAAGCAGCTCGACATTCTGAAGATCAAAGCGCAAGGCATTGCTTACACAATTTCGTTTGAGGTTGCTAAAGCATTTTCCGACCTGAAATCTTTGATGGACTTTGGCAGTGTCATTGACCAGTTCCGGCGCGTGTATATGCCAGGCACGGTCAAAGCTGAAGAAGATGCTAAACGTGCAGCGGATCAAGCAGCGCAAAGCAAAGCTCAAGCTGATGCGCAACGTCGTGCAGATGTTCAAGCTGATTTTGAATTTGAACAGATGCGCGAACAGAAGCGCAAAGAGTTTGAAGCAAAGCAAAAAGAAAGCGCGGGAAGACAGGCTGCTCCACGGCCAGCTCTGGTCAATCTGCCTTCTGGCGATGCCGTCGCGCGAATCTATGATCAGTATCTGGCCAACATCAGAGCGCAGGAGCAGCGTGTCGAGGCCGAGCGCGAACAGTTGCGGATCGCGGCACTGGCCGACGAAGAGTCACGCATTATCGACGCCCAGCGACGAATCGAAGAGAACATCCTTCGGGTACGCTTGCAGATCGCCCAAGGCACAGAAGGCGCGTTGGCCGAGCGTGTGCTGAATATCAAGCTGAGCAACCTCGAGCAGGAAGCCACGGCGACAAATCGCAAGTTGCTTGATCTGCAATCTCAGCGTGTAGCGCAAGAAGAAGCGTATGAGATGGATCGAGTCGCGCGAGTGCAGGCCGCTGAGGAGCGCATCCGGGCCGAGGCGCAAGCCACGCATGATCAGCAGATGCGGCTCAACCAGGCATTGCAGGCGATGTTTGCCGAGGGGCAGCGGCAGCGGATGGAATCGCTCGCGGCTGACCCGTCATCGGCATTGTCAATCTTTGGCGTGCAAGGTCAGGCTGCAGCGGATCAAGGCGCAGGTATCTTTGGACAGATCAGCGCGTCGGCATCAGAGGCCATTACCAGCGTCTCTCAGCAGCTTGGCAATTTTTCGTCAATGATGGTTGACGCGTTTGGCGCGGTGGCTAATGGACTACAGCAGATCCTCGCCAACTTTATTTTGACCGGACGAATTGGTGGCCAAGCATTCAAGGCACTGGCCGCGCAAATCATCAGCGCAGTGGTTGCACAATCTGCGGTCAAAGCGATCTTTGAGTTGGCAGAAGGTTTTGCGGCCAATGCACGAATGGACTTTGTTGCAGCGGCACAGCATTTCACCGCGGCCAAGTTCTACGGGGTTGTGGCTGGAGTTGCAGCAGCGGCATCGGTGGGACTCGCGGCGATTGGCGGCGGTGGTAGTGGCCAGAATGGCACGATGTTCCTTGGCCAGGATCGCCAAGCAGGGTCGGCCGTGGTTGAGCAGGGAGGACGGCGCAGCAGTGAGCCGCAAGTGATCATAATCCGGGCCGAGACTGAGCCTGGGGTGATGGTCAGCAAATTTGTTCAGGACTATCGATCAAATGGTGAAGCGCGTTCCGTGCTTCGTAGAGATCTTTTAGGAGAATTTTAATATGGCATCAGAGATGTACGGACTCGCAAAACAGAGCTTGCTCAGCCAGTCGCCATCAATCGACTTTGACACGGACACAATCAAGATCGCGTTGGTGGGTGCTGGATACAGTCGCAACACGGCGACTAATGGTGATCAGTATTACACGGCCTTGGGAACCAATGTGGTTGGCACTCCGCAGACGCTGGGGAGCAAGACTGTTACTGGCGGCACGTTTGACGCGGCAGACGTCACTTTTACCGCCGTGACTGGAGCACAGGTGACACAGCTTGTGCTGTACAAAGACACTGGAACGGCCAGCAACTCGCCATTGATTGCGGTGATTGACTCGGCGTCGACCGGTCTACCGATCACGCCAAACGGCGGAGATATCACAGTGAGCTTCGACAACGGCACCAACAAAATCTTCCGGCTGGTCTAATGACGCAACCAACGCGACACTGGCAAGCCTTCGACCCAGCTTGGTTTGAGAAGCATCAAGCCAAGCTGTTGTGGGTCTGCAATGCGCCGATTATTGGGCGACTCGCTCGGCGTGTGTTTCGATTCAAGCATCCCCTACCCCTTGAATTGATTACGCCAGATGCCGCGCATTTTCGTCAGGATGACCGTCAGTCGATCGCAACCTTCTTCACCTATGCACGGCATAGCCAGCAGCTTTACAGCGCACTAAAGCCGCTCTGGTGGCTGATG